AAAAAGGACGCTAGTTTCCCAGCGTCCTTAATTCTTCAAGCTAATAAGTTAACGACGGTTAAATTAGCTTATATGTTTAAATCGTCTAAGAATGAATCTAAGTCATCACCACTCTCTACTTTCGTAGCATCTGTTTTAGGTGCAACTGATTCTGTAGTAGTTTTAGTTTCTGCAACCTTTTCTTTAGTTGGGGTTGTATTTACTACAGTATCAATAGAAGCGCCTGGACTTAAATATTGTCTTAACACTGTGTTTACAAAGTCAAGAGTTTCTGAGTTCCATGCCTTGTACTCGTATGGTTCAAGTGAAGGAGCTGCTTCAAGCTCTGTTTTAATAGCGGTCATTGTTTCGTCGCTTCTTTCAGCAGGAGCTCCGTCCATTGTAATTGCTGATGTAGAAGACGAGAATTTAGACTTATCATAGTTATTGAACTCACCTTGTCTTGTAATGATTAACTCAAAGTTCTTACCATTGAATAAATCAAAGATTTGAGTTGGTTCACCGAAAGCAGGTTTAGTTTCTTCCTCAATTTTCTCTTTGATTTTAAAGCCAAATCTGAAAATCTTATAAGTACCTTCAGACTCAGGGCTTTGAGGGTCCTTAATAATCTTAACTAAAGAGTAGTATTGTTCTCTACGCTTTAATTTATCACTCATCTTTCTGTCTACTGCTGAATCAGACTTACGTAATTTGAAGAATGCTTCTGCGATTGGGCACTTTTCTCCAACAGTTGAGGGCGAATCTACGATTTTACCGTCTCCATCTGGAGTAGTTAGCCAATGAACGTACTTCTTAATAAGAGAGTTTCTTGGGTTTGACGGGTTAGGTACAAAACGTATTAGTGCTTTATAAACTCCGTCTTTTCCTTCATCTGCTGAAGGTTTGTAAATCTCATTTGATGAGGCTTTACTTTTTGTTTCATGAGTATCGACGTCTGCGATATTCAGGTTAAAAATGTCAAAATCTGCCATGTCTTTAAATTGTTTAGTTTGTTAAATTGTTTAGTCGTTAACTTGGTTATTATATAGAGAGTTTCAAAAATGTTTAAACTCTGAATACTTATTATATATCTGTTTTTATTTTATTGTTTATTATGTCCCAGACTATTTCCCATATATTATGCTTATTAAGCACTAAGTGTCTGGCTTCTCGCAGAGCCTCCTTCTCTCTATCACTTACAGGTTCTTTTATCACGTCCAATATCTGGGAAGGATCGTTCAAATCTAAAAGGCGGTATGAATCTTCTGGGTAGAAGTCGCTAATATTAGGACAACCCCAATATAATGGTATTGTCCATTCCATGAAGCAATTATACAATTTTTCAGTTACGTAGTTTTTTTCAGCAGAATTTTCGATCGCGACAGAGAACTTATAATCTGTAAGTCCCATCGGTTTATCATCTTTTTTAGGCAATTCTCCCTTATAGTTATGAATCAAAGAGTCGCTCTGTGACTCCCACCCACGGCCATACAAGTCTATTGAATTGCCTGTAAATTCCTGTATCGCTTTAATATAATCAGTTCTATGATCCCATATTGTTGATGCAATTATACTAGTGTCTTTTGGCTTATTTGGATACTCTGAAGATACGTATGAATCGTAATCACCAAAAACCCATCCCATGTCTACTGTGTTACACCGATGCCCTTTAAGAAAATCAAAGGTGTATGATTTGTCGTTAAATCCGTGCCAATTACCGCAAACTGCAGTAGCTTCGGTACGTACGTGAATTAGTTTCTCCGCATGCGTCTTAATATACTCGCCGTCTGTATGTGAGTATGGAAAATTACCAAGTGCAACTATAAAATCAGCTTCTTTAATATCCTTTGTTGCTACTAAGTTTTTCCATCTATTGGAATTTCCTGGGGTTAGTCTACGGGCTCTTTCGTAAAAATACTCTGAAGACATGCCCCAGTCGCATATAAACGATATCTTTATATTATCCATCATACTCCTCCATAGTCCTGATATGAGTTACAAACGTCACTATAGCCTGGTCTTTGAATCCCTAGCCGATTAGATGATATTAACCAATCTGCATTTTGGAATTTGTGCCACAATACATCAATTGCATTAAGGCATTTATTTTCGCCATGCATCATATTTATTATACCAATAGATATGTGATTATACATTAACTTTGCAAGATCTTTGGTTATAATATAGCATGACGTTGTTAGTATATCATTTGCTGTTGTAAATGTATCATCTCTCTGTAGAAAAACGGTCTTGTTTGTTGTGTTCCATGCAAGACAGCACGCATTAAATGATGGATGATTTTTATACAGTTTATCTAATGTTGTATGAAACTCTTCCTTTGTGACAACAGGCATAAAATCATCCTCGAATATAAGAACACTGTTGTATCCGCTATCTATCATATCCTTCCATATCTTGAGATGAGACGCTGCACATCCTATTGCTCCGCCTGGCCGCTTTTTTATCCCGCTACCGTCTATTGCAGAAATTCTTTCAAATTTACCTTTATCTAACTCTAGACCTTCAAGCACATCTCGCTGGAACTCTTCCCACTTATCGGTTCGCTTGTCTAGATTTATACAGTATATTTTATCATATTGCATAGTATTATATGGAGGCTGCCTTTTTTGTTTACCCTTAAAACTATTTTTAATTATTTTCCATAGATGTGAAACAAAAACTCACAGAGCTTATATAACCTTTAAGTTTTGAAGGTCTGGGTAAAATACAGAGTCCGGGGTATTCTAGCTCTTTTCAGTTATTTCTTTAGAAATCAAATCACATAAAAAGAAAGCATCCACAAGATCATCGAATGGGGTTGGAACTTTATTACTTTCAGGTTCTACCAAGCCTTTACAGAACTTAAAGAAGTCTGAGGTCTCAATGCTCTCATTGCCATTCATGTTTTGTTCAAATGAGTCCCAAACTTTCCTCTTATTCCAATTACCCTTTCCAGCAAACTTCTTTATCGTGGTTGGCGCTATCGTTAATATATCAGTAGGTTTGAGAATTGCCAGCATCTTCATTTTCAAGATTGCTGCTCCAGCCGCCATATCAATAAGGTTATTAGTTCCCATTTTAGATCCGTAAGACGAGCCTTCAAATGCAATGGTAAAACCGGAACCATCAGTACATTCATTTAAGATAAGACTAATAATTTGGTTAGACATGATATCATACCTCATAATCTTAAGAAGTTCTTTACTAGAATATTCTTTAGACACAGAAAAATCGGGCTGCTTGACTAACGTTACGTCGTCTAACAATCCGATTTCTTCTTGTAGTTTTTGTTCTTTCTTAGTTCCAGAACCCTCTTTAATATAACTAATAAAATGAAACCTTTTAGTTTCGTCGTTATATGTACAGATTCCTGGAGAATTTAATGAAAAGTCTATTGCGACAAAATTCATAAATGTTTATTTTAAAGGGTTATTACCAATTCTCTCCTTCATCATACCATGACTGATTAGGATCAGATTCTGGTTCTTTTGTGAAATCGTGTCTTGGACTTAACTTAGCAGAACGCGTTAATGCAGGAAATAAAACTTTTCTACTATTCTTAGGTTTCTTTTTACCGAATGCTAAATCAATACCGTCTCCTCTATCCTCAGATGAGTATCCGTTCATTCTTGCAAGTAAAGAATAGTAATCCATTCCACCAAATTCTCCATAGCCCTCATAATTAGTCTCTTTCCAACTCTCTCCTTCATCATTATGCATGTAAACTGTTATAGTATTTTGTCTCTCAGAACCTATCTGTTCACCAGTATCTTGAGTCATCCATGAGAATTGACCCTCATTGATGTTTAATACCTCAATCTTTTCGTTTACTTTAATTTTCTTTCTTTCGTTAACCCCATCGATACTAGATCTAATAAGGTCTCTTAGTTCTTGCTCGGTCATTTTATTTCTTAATTAATGTTTCAATATCGACAGCCATCCAGTCATTATCAGAGCCTTTAAACCCTGCCTTTGCTTGTACAATCTTTACCGCTTTTTTAATTGCCTCAGACGATGTTCTAGCATCAACAGATACCTTTCCAGCCTTAGCATAATCTACACCAGATACTTTGCCTTTTCCAAATTCAATTTCCCAAGTAGAGAAACCCTCATTTACTGACTTACCATTGAAACGGTCAAGTTCCTCTCTGATAATATCTCTTAGTTTTTCGTTTGTTAATTTCATTATTTTATATTTTATTTATACTTTCTTTCCTAATGCAACACCTAATGCAGCTCCCACTAATCTTGAAGTTAACATATCGTACATGACTCCCTTTGGAGCAATTCCAAGTACTTTCGCTATCATCTTACCTACTGTTTTACCAAGTGCAAAACCAGCAAGACCTCCAAAGATAGAACCAAAGAATCCTTCGTTCGTAACTGCATTATCGAAATCTTCTATATTATAAGTACCATCCTCATTCATATACTGTTTAGTAAAATCTTCGAGCGCTTTATCCACCTTTTCTTCAAGAGCCATCGTCCACTCCGTTTGTAGAGATTCAGTCAGCATTACCATTTCCTCTTTAGTTAATTCACCTTCTACGATATATTGTTCAAATGTTTTCATACTATATATATCTTAATCTATTTCTAACTTAATATTAAATTTGTTGTAGTAGAAATTCAAAGTAAATGTAGAAAACTCCGCAACATTAGAACTCATATTCAGTTCTAGTTCTGAAATTTCATTAAGTATTGGTTTTTCAAACATACAACTCATTACGTGAATTCCTTCAGCATCCATTATCTGTAGTTTTAAATCTTCTATAAATGGCTTCTTCACACTTTTAGAATAATAGTAAAGTAAAGTATCTTGTAGAATCCAATAGTTAACATACCCATCTAATAGTTGTAGTTCAACTTTAACTTGTCTATCTGCAATAGTATTTTGTATTGGAATCGAACCTCTATGATATACGATAGTTCCATCATTTGGTGACTGTTCTACCGGATCAAATGAGAGACCTGGTATAGCAACACCCTGAATACTATAGTTTATAAAATCTATAGGCTCAGATATTAAATTACCTGGCATTCTATTCAAATATGGTCTATATTTTTCAGCAACCTCTGTTGGAATAAAGTTTCTGTTAAACTTAAAGTTGAATAAATTATTTCTGCTATTTAATATCATTATACGACTTTTATTTTACCATCATATAGTCTACTGGTATTTCCATCACCGTATTCGAGAACTATGTAAAATGTACCAGTAGAACCGATACCTGCAAATGTTCCAGCAAATGAGGTTCCTATCTTAAACATAACCTCGCCATTAGAAAGATCTATTCCTGGGAATGTAGGATCATGAGAATCTGAATATTGAGTAGTTCCATTGTCTAGGATTAGCTTTATATTTTCTGCTCCAACCAAATCAATGGCTCTATAATCTCCCTCTATTAAATTAGCTAATGTAAATCTAACAAGGGTATTTGAGGCACCAGATATTCTTAATTCACATTCACCTTCTGCTTTAAAATTAGCATCTCCAAGTGAAACTCCATCGGCGCTGTTACCTATTAATTCATTTTGAGCAGCTACTACATTGTATTTATCTAATGCTACCTTTACATATTTAGTTTCTCCAACATCAGGTCTAATTGAGTTAATAAATCCGTTTAACTCTCTATTAACAGAGGTGTTTGGTAATTTATTGTAAATCAAGTTAGCTCCTCCGTTAATTTGAATTTTCTCTAATTGTTTACCGTATTTCTTAGGTCTATTATATGTCAACGTATTTACTTTTACAATTTGAGTATTGTCTGTCGCGTTATAGATTCTCATGGTTACCCTTAATAAAAATGAAATGGCAATACCAGAGTTAATTATAACCGGTCTAAATAATATAGGTTGGTCAAAGTCTTGTGTGTGAACGAATGTCGTCTTATATGTGTTTAAAAAGCTAGCACTTATTTGTTCGCTTACCTCAACTTCGTATAAAACTGAGATATCGTCAGAGGAATTTTGAATTCTATTTAAAATGTAACCCTCGAAGTTAGATATTAAACTATCCTTGCGCCCACTTATTTCAAAATAATCTCCATTGGTAGACTCAGCAACATTAACAGTTAAATCTGCGTATTCGTCCTCTCGGGATATAACCATGTCTGTAGTATCAGAGACGTTTATATACTCCTGTTGTATCGTTCCACTGTTACCGTCATCAATGGTCTCGGTTACAATGCTGTCAATTAGTTTGAAACTTATATTATAATTTGATGTTGTATTTAATGTGGTTGTAGTACTTGTAGCTCCAAAGAAACTATTTTGGAAGTCCATGTTTACCCCAGAACCAGACATGTGAACTAAGGCAGGAACTTTAATTTCTACATATTTAGAGAACATAGCATCACCCATTATAAATGGTGCTGGGTTTTGAATTTCAAAGTTGGATGAGTTTTTGTAAACTACAGAACTAAATATATTACTAACTCCATCTGCTCTTTTTGCTCCAACCTGTATTAAAAAACCCTCTTTATTTCTGCCGTTAAACGAATATCCTGTTCTTAGGTGTAGTCTTATCGTATCATAGTAAATATTAGAAACATCTGAAACATCAGTCAAGAATGTGGTTTTGTTAGTTCCTAGCCATTCTGCTGAATTTAAGTAGTCTGCGCTATTATTAATAAGAGCAAACTTATTAACTAATGTAGAGGGGACCGCAATAAATCTTCCACCTTCGGTAGGCCCAGACTCTATACTATTACCAGTATTCTTTGGTGATTCTGCATATAGCGGGTTTGCGGTGTCTGCTACTTGAACAGATCCTCCAGTAAATACTGTGCCTGAATTAGAGTATGTATATGCAAACGTACCGTTTGCTGATGGAATATATGTGTAAATATCACCGGATAGAGTTCCTCCTGAACCGGATATTGCAAAACCCGCATTGGTTACTGAACTATCTGATAAATTAAACCTATATGTTTTATCTTTACTTAATTGCAGCGTTCTACTAGAAAACCCATTTACAATTACAGTATTATATGTACTTTCTGTTTTTACGGTGAAATTTACAACATTAGCCCCAATCTCATGTACTAAAAACTTCTGAGAATCGGAAGCTGCACCTGCTAGGATATACCTAAGTTCACTTCCATTGTCGTCGTTTTCTATTTTAGCATCGTCAAGAGAGCTTTGGTCATGATAGATAAATTCTATTAAGACGTCTTCGTCTATCCTTGCATATTTTGATGATTGAGCCATTTATATTAATTTAATTTTTATGAACATATTGACGTGTTCGATATTGTCCTAGTGGATTTGGTGTAATCGAACATTAACTTTTGGTTATTAGCATTACCAGATTCATCAATCCTATACCGCCCATCGTCAAGTAAAACACCAGGAGCTTTATATAATAAACCTCCACCTGTAGCAGTTGAGTGGTTACCTATCATTGCACCACAATAACTAGCACCACAAGATGAGTTTTTCTTTATATATGCGGTAACGGCGCTTGAGAATGCTGTGTTTTCCCATTCATTGTTGCTACATGAAGGTGAAGAGTCATAAGTCCATTTCCAAAGCGATATTGTGTTGTAAAGAGAAGTATCAGTTACATCTGTAAATTGCCAAGAGAAATCATCAGTAATACCAAGATATATTATATGTGGTACTTTAACCAAATTAAACGGAACGTGGTCTTGGTTGCTTACCGCCGTGCCATTACCTAGGCGCCTTGTCACTGTGTCAGTATTTAACGTTGTATCAATAGCACTTGAAGTAACTACGACTCCTATCCTAGCGCCACTAAGTATTGTGTCTTCTTTTGTTTGTTCTACTGTTGTGCCAATAGTAAACGTCTTGCCTGAAAGATCCGGAGCATCATATGCTACTCCGCTTGCCAAATTAAACCAAGTATATCCATGACATAAATACCAGCCATCGTATGCTGTGCCTGTTTTACCCGAACCCACGATGGTAGTGTGATCAGTAGCACTAACTGTAGTACTGGCTGTATGAAAATTCGTGGAGTTATAAAGTGAGCTCAATATTGGAACTACAGTACCGATCGGAACGTTAGTACCTAGGGTTGAAGGAGCAAGCCATTGTAGCAAACCAGTATCATCTGCCGCTGTTAATACATAACCAGCAGTTGCAGATGTGTTTATACCTAGTTTTAGAGTATCGTTAAACTGCACATCAGCATCTATTTTAACGTCTTTATTAAAAATAGTTGAGGCACTGCTAAACAGAGCAAATTGATCGCCATCTGACGAATCGCTAAATTTTATCTCGTCGGCATTTATTTTAAAGACAGTATCTGTTGCTCCCGAGTTAAACGACATTTTTAACTCATTAATATCTTGAGTGAAATCAAGATAGTTCACAGAGCCAGGAACAGTAAGTCTGATATTTGAATCAAAGTCTATCATGTTTCTACCAACAAGGAGCTGTGATGCCTCGTTGGCTGCTGATGGAGAGCCATCGCCTATAGTTACGGAAGTAAGTGTACTAACCCCTGTCGTAGGTTTTGGCACTATAATATTAGTTCCACTTACAGTAGTAGTATCGTTTAACCACTCAACACCAACTGCAGTTGAGCTACCGCCTGCAGGACCTTGAGCACCGGTGTCGCCTTGAGGGCCTTGAGCACCTGTAGTGCCTTGAGCACCTGTAGTGCCTTGTGCTCCGGCAGTTCCTTGTGGTCCATATCCATTAGCTAAAAGCTGATCAAAATTATAGTTAATTAAATCTAACGTAGCAGCAACATCGGTCGAATCATATGTTATGGTCTTTAAGTTCATTTCAATTCCTTTATTTATTTATATATTTTTAATTTTATATGTGTTTAATCAAATCCCTCCCGCAATACTGGTGTACGAGTCCGGTTGGCTATACCAAAATAAATCGCCTCTGCCTAACCAAACCACAAAAATCTTGTTGTTCAAATGCCATCCATCGTCATGANATNNTAGACCTTGAGAANTCNCATCAATCCCAGCNNCCAACAACACCTCTTCGCTTGTAGCCGTCATCGTTATGTCCATTGTATTCGGAGCTCGCACGATNTCTAGTGTGCTTCCAGTTACTGAATATGTTCTTGAAGGATTTGATGAGGATGGTATGTTAAACCCGTTTATATCATATATTGTATTGTTTAATTTTGGTATCTCTTGAGAAAAAGAAGGGCTTGGATGTACCGTTTGCCATTGCATTCCATTACATAAATACCAACCTTCATAGTTTCCAAAACCCTTACCATGTTCAGATTCATACCCCTGTCCACCGCTTTCATTGGGACCTGTATCTACGAGAGTAGATGTATAATCGTTTAAGAAGTTTTCAAAGTATTCTTTAGCACTTATAGATATAATAGACCCGTATGGAAATCCAACAAAAGAGCCAGCTACATTAACAAACTCGACATCAGTAGCTGCCCCCGCACCATAAGTTGAAGTCGCAGAAAGTGCAAATCCTGTTTCACCTCCGGGAGATACGCTAACAGTATCACCAACAGGGAAGACTTCGGTTGAGTTATTGTCTGCTACCACGGTCAACGTAATAATTTGGCCGGACTGGTCAGTTGCTCCAGTGTATGCTGTGCTGACTGATACTCCTCCACCCGTTACTGTTATAGTTCCGGCGACTGGCCATGTGGGATTACCGCCGGCATTGTATACCTTAACAGTGGTATCTGAAGAAACATCCCAAGCAGTTTGTAGAGTTGATGTCAGATATATAGTAGACAAGTGATTAAGTGTTACATCACCAGTAATTTCAACGTCACCAGATCCTGCAGAATTGATATCACCAAAAGCTAGCGTTCCTGCTCCTGCATTTATAACATGTTCCACATCCGTTAATGCTAGGATTGGATATGTATCACCTATAGTGATATTGCTTGCTGATATACTAATTTTTTTCGAAGAAATCTTCGTAGTTGTATATGTCGAGCCAACGTCAAGATTTATATAACTGCTTTCTGCTGCAGCGTCTGTGCTATTTGAGTTTAACTCTATATGGTTTCGTTGTGTTGATGTTCCATGCTTGTCGACTGCGTGAATTCTTAGGCTTGATTTCCCAGCGTCGACAAATGTAGCATCAGTTCCAGTTGGTTGCGTAATCGTAGTATTATTAGAATCAAATCCCAAAATAACACAAGAGGTATTAAGACGCGGCTTAACGTTTGTTTTTAAAGTATTCACAGTACGTTCCCATATATTTAAACCACCAGCTCCATCGACACCAACAGGTCCAGTAGGTCCAGCAGCTCCAGCAGCTCCAACAGCTCCAACAGCTCCTACATTGCCGATTGGACCTACATCTCCGTCAGGTCCCTGAATTAAACCATTCTTTAAGCGATTAAAGTTTTCATTTAATTTATTAATCTTATCCTCTGACCAAAACTCGCTGGATCCTGCGTTTAAATCTGTAATGTAGAATTCTTTAATATCCATCTTACGCTTTTATTTTAATATTTAACTTGAAGTCATATTTATAGCCAACCCTCTTTTCGAATATAAATCTAAACCCTAGTTCCTTGTCATTAAATGACTCTAAGTTGTGTGATGTAGATTTTTTATAATCATCTAACTGAGATACGTCGCTACTAAAACCAGTTTGAATATCTCTTGATTCATTAACATAAACGTCAATCTCATCAATAATATATCTATCTACTATGTTATGTTTTACATACTCTGATATGTCATCATCCAACGTTGTCGTATCACCATAGGATTTACTGGCATCAATATTTTCAGAAAACTTATGTGATATGCCATCCGTAATTAAAGTTTCTCTTAGTGCGTCTGTTAGGTAAAAATCAGCGAAGATTCTATATTCGTCTTCAAAGAAATGTATGCTTGCCTTGTTTAAATCGTCTTCATATGTTGTGTTTAAACTGTCAAGACTTGCGTTTTGTTTAGCAGTTCCAAAGGTATCAATATTATATATGTCATTTACCTTCATGATAGTCGATGCCATAAAAGCCTTAACCTCCTCTGCGCTTTTAGTTCCGTGGGCATTTTCATTACCAAGTCCAATTAAACCTCTTTTAAAGAAACTTTCGCTATATTTAGAGTCTAATATATTTAAGTCTGTTCTATCAATGGCGATCTCACCAATTGAAGGGTATAGCGGAAGTTTATCGCTAGAATCTGACAGTTTTATTATATCCAACTCTGTATCCTCATTAACCTTATGATAATAGAAGTTTTTAATTATCCCATAATCTTCTATGCAATTTTTATAAGACTCAAAAGCAATACCTAATCCATTAAACTTTCCATAAATAAGAGCTTCTTTTTTTGCAGTGTCGGTTGGGCTTCCTCCATAATCTAATTTATGTTGGTTGTATATTGAGTCAAATGATATTATATTTTTAACAGCAGGATTATAATCACCGCTATATCTATGTAATCTTGTAATGTATTTAATCTCCTTGTCTACTATATTATAACCAACAGATCCTGCAGTTAAAGCAAACGCGCTTGGTTTATCAGTGTCTCCAACTGCTCTTTTTTCTGAAGCCTTAGTGATGCTGTATGGTCGTATTATTTTAATTCTTGGTCCTTTTTGTAGGGAGGATCCATTTAAATCAACTGTTGTATAAGAAATTCCAATATTTTCTCTAAATCTTTTAGCAACTGAACCTACGCAAACACTATCAAATAAACCCCTAAACCCGCTTAATCCGCCGTCATGTAATGACAATTCAAAGTCATCATGTTGATTTGAGGGTATTAATGTGTATGGTGTACTATCTAGAGTAAACACTCCTTCACCTCCAACGTATGTAAGCCCAACTGGGTAACCATCTAAGAGAAGTGAGGTGTTGCTAATAACATCAAGTATTTTTGCAGCATATCGTGTTGCATTACTAGGAACCTTAAAGATAATATATGGGTACTCGCCAATACTATTCTTAATGATTTGAGAGTTAAATCTAGCATCTCCTGCTAGTATTGATTCTGTGGATGCGTTCAAAATTACAGAATCGCCAGGTGAAGTAGGAGACGGCCATGTAGATCCGACATAGTTAAACGTCGATTTTATTGGAGTGTCGACCAGTGTTAGTGGGGGTTTAATGTATGCTGCACTTGATGTGTCTCCATATGAAGAATATCCAGCAGGTATCGTAGGGTTTAATCCTGCATCTGATCCTGATGTAGACTCTACGGTAAGCGTTGCAGGGGTATTACTTGTGGCATCTGAAACAGAAAGTATATCATCAACTTTATAATTAGATCCCACAGACCCAGCTCCGCCGGTTACTGCGGCGGTCACTGCATTTCCTACTGCTATTATAACAACCTGAGCTCCAGTACCTGTGCTAGCGCCCGTTGCCGTAGTGGCAAGAGCACTTGAACCCGAGCCTCCTGTATTAGTAAAGCCAGCTCCGCCAGTCGTCACGCTAAGTGTCAAGGCCCCTCCTATATTGTTATCTACATTGTACGTTGTAATATCATCTACAGAATACATATGGCCTTTTGTTAAACCATATTCAGGTATAACATTTGCTTTGGTTTTTATTGTCGTAAATATAACTAAAGTCTCCCACTTTTCATTTTTTATAACCTCAATCGAGGTATCATTAGTATCAGTAGAATGTTCGTACCTTAGAATATTCATAAACCTATAACCATCTAAACTTTCTGAAAAATTGTATTGAACTCCCTTAGAAAAAACAGTTCCTCTCCTGATCACATCGCTATGATTTACTTTTTTCATGTCCTCCCAGACCTCAGGTACTCCAGCCTCACTTGGATATTTCAAGACATCGGATGTTACATAATTATAATATCCGTTAAAACTCTCAAATAAAGAGAAGTAATCAAACGTAGTATCTTTGGCCTTTGCAGTATCGAACCCATCAAAATCAGTACCTCCTATGTAATCCGCCCCCACATCCTTATCGGCATACGCAAATAACAAAGAATCATCTATATTATATAGACTCTTTTCTATTTTACTAGGTATTATACCAGCCCAGCTAGTGCCATCTCCATTTCTAATAGAAGCCTGTAACTTTGGTAGCTGTCCCATTGTGTAGTGCTCAATGTTCATGAATCTATAATCAGAACGGGTCGCGGTTGTATTAGGTGACATATTGTCTACTCCCATAGATTCGTTTACGTTTAAGATATAATCGTTACCTCTAATATTACTAGAATCTTTTCTAGCAAATGTATTTATATGCGGAACTATTCTTGAAAGTATTGCAGTTTCCTTTAGTTCGTTTTCTTTAAGTCTACCATATAGGTTTGAGATTTTACCTACACTTTCAGGTCCAAGAACGTTATCAATTAACCCATTAAACCTTAATAGATTTTCTTTACGTGCATCATTATTTTCATCAAGTTCATATGCACCAAACCCTAAATCAAACTCTAAAGAACCTAATCCAGATATATCGTTATCGTGAAAATCGAATCTGAGATCTTTCAGATCATATGCGCTAAGCTTTCCAAATTCAGCATCGAATTTATTATATAGCTTAACAATTCCATTATTTGATAAAACTGCAGGTTTCTTTAAAATAACCCTATAATCTTTACCGTTANNGTCTCTTACAATATCAATAATTCTGACATAAGACTCCATATCTTTTTCTTTAATGTAATCNTTAACTGCAACATCGCCATGTTCGCTTGATTCTATAAACATTCCTTGGTTTTCTCCAGCTCCTCCTCGAAGAGTGTGAATTGACCAGTCAGTAAAGTCTATTATGTGGGCCCATAGGACCGCACCATCTGTTACAGTACTATTATTAGTATGCGACGGGACTGTACCTCCGCTAGTTCCTCCTAAGATTGTATAATAATGATGGCCTCCGTTAGTTACAAAGCTTCCAGGAACATAAACTGTAGATGTTTCCCACTGGGCACCAGTGCCAAGTCCCATAGCATTCTGCTTAGAGGTTATAATCTCAATAAAATCAACGAGATTATTATTATACACTCCAAACATCATCATGTTCCTGTCCTCGCCAACTACATAGCTTTCAATTATAAGATATTCACCAACAGAAGTTACTTCAACTCTACCCTCGTCAATTGTCTTTTTAATAGCATTTGATATTGCCACTGCAATTTGACTTAAAGTACCTTTATTTGAAAATGAATACCCAAAGGATTTACCCGCATCTAAACTAGAATCTGCCAAAATAGTGTAAGTACCCATATTATATAGGTCATCTTCCATCGTGAATCTATTACCTATGAAAAATCTATCAAGGTGGTTTGGAACGTCTTTAATTTTAATTCTAATAAAACTCTTGAAGCTCCGTGTATTTTCATCTATTGTAAGAGTGCCATGCTTTTTTGAGTAGCCCTTAAACGCATCTATGTCGGGTATATTTAGATTGATTTTGTTTTCATTACTCCCACGACTCTTATTTTTAATATGATATAAATTATAGTTCTTATCTTTTATATAATTCAATGTTGGTAAATTCAATTCACCATTGCCTGGAACCATGAACAGCTTTGACGCTTCGTCGGAAAGGCTTAGTCCTGATATATCGTAAACGCTAGTCGCACTATTATATAATAAGTGATTTGGGGTAACAGAAGACAATTTTAAACTTCCTTCTTTTATACTATCAACATATAAACCAAAGTATCTATATGTTTTATATTTTTCACCTGTAGTATCGTCAAACATAAACTCAAGGTTTAATATATTTGAAAACGCCAGNCCATTTCTTTCAAAACCCTCGGTTAGNAGCTGATTTTTATTTATTTCAAGATCATCCGTTCTAATATAATCATCAGCTAAATATTCTTCTTTATTAGCAAAGCCACCATATTTAACATCAATACCTCTATACATGCAGGGTTCTTCAGTATCAAAGTTAAATGTTAAGCCAGCAAAAGGCATTGTAATATCTTCAACATGATTTCTAATATACTCACCTATTTTTGATCTTCTACTTAAATCAAAGTTAGCAACGATTGTAGCGTTACCTAACATATCCATTATCTTTTCATTTTGCCCTAGATAAGAACTTGGATTTTGAATATTTTTTGATGTTGCTGTCTCTACTCGGTAAACAACAAAGTTTGATGGAATATCTTTAGTTAACCAAATTGGTGCAAGAAACCTGTACTGCTCGTCATATAATTTAGTATCATTGAACTCAGCACCGTAATTATATTGGTTTTCAAACTGCTTAGAATATTCATTGTATGTTGCGACATCAGAGAATTTGCGCATTACCTCGAACCGCTCAGTCATTGGAACGTTGCCATAAAACCTAGAAAGATCCATTGAATACAATCCACTGCTATCTAGTTTAAATCTTTTAAATTCGCCAGATGCCAGTTGTTTTGTAGCACTAAATGAACTTAGAAATATATTGTCACTTGAGTCAACGACAATCTTAGCGTTT